CCTCCGATTCCTCAAATATACGTGTATAATCTTTAAAACTTCCTTCAATGTCAGATTCACTCGGCCGCTGGTAACTTAGGAACGGAAAAATAACGTAGCTATTTCCGCGAGGATGGACTTTTGTCCTAAAATACTCGTCGATTGGCAACTCTAAATCAATACTGGCCATTTCTTTGCAAAGCTTATGCGAATAATAAATTGCGTGCGTAGTCCAAGCACCGTAAGTTCTGGCAAGGTTTTTATTTATGCGGTCAATCCTTTGGTCTTTTATGTTTGCGCCAAGCATTAACATTTCCCAGCCGTCAGGTAAATCCTTTATTGCATTTTCTAAGTTAGTCGCCCAACCTCGGTAAGTTGCGTCGTCCTCAAAAATCAAAACTTCGCCTTCTGCTTGCTCAAATATCTGCTTAAATGTTTTGGCTAGTCCAAGCCAACCCCAGTCGTCACGAATAGCTGGCACCCGCTCGACTTGAAAATGTGGCTCTAATTCAAGTTGAATTGTCCTCCACTTATCTTGGCGAGAATTAAGGTTAATAACCTTTGCAATCATTTGCGAATAGGTAAGCCGTCAACGTCTCGCATAATCCTAAAAACGACCTTACAACGGCAGTTGCAAATTTGCGCTGCTGGCGCACCTAAAGAACTGTCTCCGGGTCTGTCCATTTCGTACCCTCCAACAATAAACGGCTGGTCAAAAGGAATATAAGGTTTATTAAGCATTACAATATGGTCCTCTCGCGTTCTGTTATCCGTCGCAGGTACCCATTTCTTTTCGTACATAAAATCCGAGGTGGAAGCGGATTGCATTGCAGCTGTGTTGGTTGCCTTGACCATTTCAGTCCTAGCTATCAATTTAGAGCGGTCGGTAAAAATTTTGGTCACGCGTTCCTCAATGCTTCTAGCTATTTCTAAAATGCCTAAACCTTCTTGCAATCCAGCCGTAACGATTCGCTCAATAATAGCTATCGACGTGCGGTTAATGTCAAGAAGTAGGCCAGTTAAATTTGTAACTGCAAAGCGCCGCATAAAGTCACGCCAGCCAGCGCGGAGTTGTTCCTTTGTTGCTTTGCTTGGTGGTTGTATTGCGGAATACATTGCGTCGGCATAGGCAACGCCAGCAGTAACATAAAGGTTTTCCAATACGTTTGCCAAAGGCGCTGGGCTTATCAAATCAAATTGATTGATATTACCCGGAGCCTGTTTTATTGCATCCAAATAAGGCTGCAACTGCTTTTTTAAAGCGGTGTAAATTTGCTTCTCGTATCTACGCTCGTAACGTCTTTGCAACGCGTCCAGTTGATTGGCAAGCGCTAACTCTTTAGGCGTTGGTTTCGGCATAATCTCCCATGTTGTCTACATTGTCAACTGGTTGCGCACCAAATTCGTCCAAGGTCATCAATCCCTGCGGAATAAATGGCTTGTTCATTAGGTCGTTCTCATATTCGCCGTAACTCATTGCCGCACGTTTTTCGTTAGGCGTTAACCAATAAGCTTTCGCCAGCTGGTCAACAAGCTTGTCCATATCGTCTTGCATTTCCGGATAAGCCATGTAATCGAAATCAACGAAGTAATTGTTTTTGCCGTAGCTTGGCAAAAGCCAGTTGTTTAGTACGTCGCGGATTTCTACGTGTAAAGGTCGCACCACGTTATTAATTAACGCTTTGTAAGCCGTTTCTGTGTTGTTAAACGTGCTTGCCTCAGTGTCCCCTAGTAACTTAGCGTCAACGCCATAAACGCGGCACAAGGAACGCAAAATTACTTTCTGCGTGTCAATTATAGACATATCGACCGCGTTCATTCCCATTTGAACCCAGCTTAGTTTGGCTGGCGTAATAATTACGTCGCCTGCCCTGTTTGCGCCTTGGTAATTGTGCGCGTAATCCTCCTTTAGTCCTTGCGCTTGCTCGCGCGTGATGTTAACCGTACCGTCTCCAGTTAGTATTCCTCTTGCACCCATGTTTTGCAGCATTGACAAAAGCGCCTGCTTGCCATCGTTTGAGGTGGTAAGGTCACGAACGGCAGAACGCAAAGGCGAAGCACCGTAAAGGTGGTTAGCCGTTCCTGCTTGGTAGCTTAGATTTATATTTTTTAGGTGGCCCACATTAGCAGCCTCGATTCTATCGTAGCCGTTATAAGTCAACCGGTATTCTTTAATCGGCTGGTTTAGACCTCCAGAAATTATTTCCATGTATTGCGATGGCAAAGAATAAAGCGCAATGATTGGCGCGTTTGGTTGCTCGCCACGTCTTGCGCCGTACATGTAAGCGTTTCCTGTAATCAATCTAAAGGCAGCAACTTCTTTAAGCCACAAGTCCCAAGTCTGGAACTCGTTTGGCTTCTTTAAAAGCTTTTCAAATTCTGGAATTGTAACCTCCTCCATTGCCTTAGTGCGTAGCTTTTCAGCGGACCATTTTGCGCCAGAATTAGGCATCGTTCCGCTCATTGATTTGTAGTACTTAAAAGCCTTCTGGTCTTTAATTTCGTAGGTAATAAGCGGAGCGGATGCAAGCTTATTGATGATTAGGTTAATAATGGAATAAAGGTCAGAATTAAGGTAAAGACCTTTCTCAATAAAGTTTTGCGTTGTCGGTGCGGTCCAGATAACATTGTTTCCCAAGTAAGGAAAAACGGCGTTTAAATATGTGGCGTCTTTTTTATTAAGTCCTACCAAGGATTTGATGCGGTCGATGTAATTCATTCCGTGCGTCTTTTTTTGTAAAAATAGGATATTAATATAAAAAAATCATTGGATAACCTAAACGTGCCAAAACTTAGTAATTGATAGCTTGTCAAAGGCATACCGGATTGCGTCGATTGTATGGTTGTAATCGTCAATCGGCGTGTCGCTTCGCTTATCATTCCAAACGTAATTGTTTAATTCCTTGATTATCGTCTTGCTTTCTGCCGTAACAATAATTTGATAGTCCTGCATTTTTTTAATTCCGTAACGTACCGAGTCCGGGCCTTTAGTGCAAGGAATTATATTAAAGCCCATGTTATAAACCTCGTTAATTAGACGAGGCTCTGCGCTATCCGCTACAATCATTTCATTAGGCTGGCAGTATTTTCCAATACGCTTGGCAATATCCGTTGTAGTTAAGCCAACTTCTGAAAAACATTCCTCACAATATATAAAACCATTATTTTCGTCAACCGCAACCTTAATTAAAACCGTTGGGTCTATGCTAAAACCAAAGTCCATACCAAAACCAAATGGCAGTGAATTGTCAAAAGTGCCAATTTTCCAATTTTCAAAGATAACTCCTTCGGCTTTGTCCATCCAGTTACCCAAAACAATATGGTTGTATTTGGCTGGATTGCGTTCACGCATTGCCTCAAATCGGTTTATAATTGTCGAATTTAGGTTGTTTATATTGTCTAGGTAGGTGGTATGTATGTAAGTGCAATCGTTTTTAACTCCTGTAAATCCAGAATTAACGGCATAATCCTCAAAAAAACGCTTATAAACCCAATGCTCTTTGGTTGCTGGATTCATAACTAGCAGCACTCGGTTGGCTTTGTCTACTGCCCTAACAGATAAGTCGATGCGGTCAAAAATATCCTCGTCAACTAATTCCTCGGCTTCGTCTAGTAGCCATGTTGTTACGCCAGCAATCGACTTTAGGTTAGCCGTTGCAGTGCCTTGGCTTGTCTTAATTCCTCGGAATAAAATCTTTGAGCCTGTGACCTTATTAATTATTTCGCTTTGGGTAATTTCAAAGTCGCCCTCCTTATTCATTAACTCAATCTTATCAATGAATTCTGGAATAATGGAAATAAACGCAGAGGTTAAAGTCCAGCGCGTAAACAGAATTACGTGGCCTTCCTCGTAAGTCAAGTTCAAAAGAAACATTGACAAGGTCCAAGACTTCCCAGAACCACGTCCGCCAGTAATTAAGAAATACCGACTTTCTGGCTGCTCGTAAAATAAAGGCTGGTATTTGTCAAGAAGTTTAATTGAATCCATTATTTGCCCTTGAGCCACTCGATTGGCGGCGTTACTTTGTCGCCTTGTGTTGTCACGTCAATCTGCTGCTTAGGCATACCAAAGCGATAATTTAGCCAAGTCTTAATTGCCTGAATATCGCCGTCTTTACAACGGCTCCAAAGCGCTTGCCATGCCTCCTCTGGGACGGCAATCGCGTCCATTTGCTCAATTATTTTAATTTCGTCTGCTTTTGGCTTTCGACCTGCTCCCGGCCTTACGCCTCCATTTTGTCCCATCTGAAATAATCTGTTTATTCAGTCAAAGATAAAAAAAAGTCTAAGCACCCTTAGACCTTATCAAAAACCATTAAAGTATTGCTAAACCAAGACGCATTTGTTGCCGCCTTTCTTAGTTCCTCGCTTGCTTTCTTTTTGTATTTAAATCCACGTTCCTCAATCTGCGCAATAATGTAGTCATTATTTTTGCAGTTAACGTGGCCGTCCCCTCCTTGGCCTTCTACTGCCCAAGAAATAATAAGCGTTTTTTTAGTGTGCTTGGTAATGTTGCTAATAAAAACGTCCTCAAATTCTGCTGGAATATGCTCGCCAACTTCCAGCGACATTACCGCGTCAAACTTCTTTTGCAAATAGAACGGTTTTGATAGGTCTAGGACGCGTCCAATGCCTTCGGTTAGTGCTTCCGTATTCGGATTCCCATCAAACGCCTCCACGTCAAGATTTACCGCCTTAAATGCCTTGGCATAGTCACCCATACCACAGCCAAAATCGGCAACTGTCCTGTGACCGGTAATTAACAGGTAACTGGTCAACGCCTCGCATAAATTTGTGTCGTGAACGTGTCCGGTGCCATCGGTAGTTTCCCAGAATCCTAAATTATTTATCTGCATATTTCAAAAGTAGAAAAAAACCTTGCCCGATTGAGCAAGGCTTTAACAAAATAACAAACCCAAAAAACTATTTTAATGAAATAACTTCTCCGGTAGGATGCCCGCTAAAGTCGCAAAGCCATCCGTTCCACTCAAATCTAACTTCTTTTTCCCTGCCTTGATAAGACGAGGCAAGCAATCTAATCTGGCGCTGAACTATTTCTATGCTTTCAAATGTGCCTTTGCCTTTGTTACTCCAAGAGGACCACTGGCCGTCTCTTAATCGGTATCTAATTTCCAGCGAATAATCTGTTTTGCTTTTCGGCAATCCTTTAGCCATGCTTTTCTTGAATAACAACCTCAAGACCTATTTCCTCGCAAATAAGGCGCAAATTAAAAAGGCTAATTGATTCCCATCCATTTTCCACTTGATTTATTGGTGCGTGACTTATCCCAAGTTTCTTGCAAAGTTCCAGCTG